ACTATATAGAAACATTTGTTAACCTTCAAGGATTGTTATCCGAACAGGTTAATGAACAATGTAACACTGACTTTCTTTCCTTTGTCAGGCTAATGGCACCCTCAATTGTTTCCGGCTTTGAGATGGGTCGCCACATTGAAGTCATATCAGAAAAACTACAACAAATAGAAAATGGAGAAATAAAACGACTGATGGTGTTTCTACCACCTCGGTCCTCCAAATCTGTTATTTGTTCCAAGTTGTTTCCGGCATGGTACATAGGTAGAAACCCTGAACATGAGCTACTGACAATATCCCACAGTGATCAACTGGCAAGTGACTTTGGCAGATCTGTCAGGGACTTGGTAAACACCGATGAGTTCTCAAAGGTATTCAAGGGTGTGGCACTGAGGAGCGATGTCAGGGCAGCAGGTAAGTGGAAAACAAACCAGAATGGTACTTACTATGCTGCCGGGGTCCGCTCCCAGATTGCTGGTCGGGGCGCACATGTGGCAATACTGGATGATGCCATGTCTGAAGAAGACGCCATATCCAGTGCAGGTAGGCGCTTCATCAAGGAATGGTATCCTGCTGGTCTAAGAACACGTATCATGCCCAATGGTGCCATAGTCATAATCAACACCCGATATCACTATGATGATCTCTGTGGCTGGCTATTGAAGCAACAGGAGAACATGCCCGACTATGAAACTATACCTTGGGAGGTTGTTAGGATACCGGCATGGCTGGATGAAGATGCAGCAGAACTTCTTGACCTGCCTGTGGGTGGTAGCTATTTTCCTCAATGGAAACCTGACAGTGTACTGAAGGTAGACGAAAATGAGATAAAGGCCAGCAATGGTAGCAGGTACTGGAACGCCCTGTACATGCAAGATCCCACCCCGGAAGAAGGCGGAATAATAAAAAAACGCTGGATACAGGAATGGGACTCCGGTGATCCCCCCACATGTGATTTTGTCATACAGACATTTGATACAGCATTCTCTACATCAAATACCGCTGACTACAGCGTAATACAGACATGGGGTATCTTCTACATGTATGATCAGAATAACGATGGTATAGAAGACTTTGCTCCACACCTGATACTTCTGGGCAATATCAAGGGCCGCTTTGAGTATCCAGAACTGAGGCGGCTGGCGCAGAAGCTGTATAACGAACACAAGCCCGATGTCTGCATGGTGGAAAAGAAAGCATCCGGCCAATCCCTCATACAGGATATGCGTAGGGGTGGGCTACCTGTAATGGAATACCTGCCTGACAGGGACAAGATTTCCAGAGTTTACGCATCAACGCCTATTATGGAAGCAGGTCGTCTCTGGATACCCAAGGGTAAAAAATGGGGAGATGACCTTATAGAAGAACTGATACGTTTCCCCAATGCGGCCCATGATGACCAAGTGGATGCTCTCACTATGGCAATCCACTATCTGAAGGATTCATGGCACCTGACACACCCCGATGATCCAGAGTATGATGACGAACCTAAATATAAACCAGCTACTTACTGGAATGTATGATTTGGGAAAATAAAGAAAGTGTGCTATAATAAGAGCAGGGAACAAAATTTTTAATAGGGAAATAAATGGCTACTGAAAGAAATCCGTTTGACACAATACCTGAAGAGGTAGGTAATGTTATTGCAATGCCGGTCGAAGAAGATATGGGTCCAACCTTTGAGGTTGATCCTGAAGACGGCGGTGTTATTGTAGACTTCTCTGAGAATATAGAGATGGAAGCATCGGAAAGTATTGCCGAATGGTTTGGTGATATGTCCGAGATTCTGGAAGAAAACGAACTACAAGATATTGCATCTAATGTTATTGAAAGCTATCAGGCTGATAAAGATTCCCGTGCTGAGTGGGAGTCAATGTTTGAGCGTGGCTTTGATCTTCTAGGTCTTAAACTGGAACAAGGCTCTGAACCTTTTGAAGGCGCATGTACCGCTGTACATCCTCTCCTAATTGAGTCTGCTGTTAAATTCCAGTCAAAAGCTTCAGGAGAACTCTTTCCCTCCAGTGGTCCTATCAAGGCACAGATACTTGGTAAGTCAACCACCGAAAAAGAATTACAGGCAAATCGTGTACAGAACTTTATGAACTATCAGGTAACGGAGCAGATGCCCGAATACTTTGATGAGTTTGAAAGAATGCTGTTCCATCTGCCGATTATTGGGTCTGCATTTAAAAAATTATATTATGACGCCACAACCAAGCGTCCTAAATCTGAATTTATTCCTATTGATCAGTTTTATGTTTCATACTATGCAACTGATCTGTCTAACGCAGACAGGTACACACATGTAATATATCGCAGTCCTGTTGAAATGGCAAGGGATATTAACGCTGGTGTATATCAGGATGTTGATCTTCCTGAACCATACGCTAATGATATTACAACTTTTGCGGAAAAGATGGATACAATTATTGGATTGTCTCCTTCCTCAGATAATGATCCGCAGTATGTGTTGCTGGAACAACACTGCTATCTTGATATTGAAGGAGAGGAATTTCCTCTTCCATATATTGTAACTGTTGAGAGTCAGTCTCGACAGATACTAAGTATCCGTAGAAACTACAAGCAAGATGACCCGAACAAAGAAAAAGTAAATCACTTTGTACATTATAGATTTGTTCCCGGCTTTGGTTTCTATGGCCTAGGTCTTATTCACTTCCTTGGTAATCTAACAATGAGTGCAACGGCAGCTATGCGTTCCCTCATAGATGCTGGACAGTTTGCCAATTTACCGGGAGGATTTAAGGCCAAGGGAGTAAGGATGGTTGGCGACAATGATCCTATATCTCCCGGCGAGTTCAAGGAGGTTGAGGCAACTGGTGTAGATTTATCAAAGGCTATTATTCCTCTCCCCTATAAAGAGCCTTCCTCTACTCTATTCCAAATGCTGAACTTCGTAGCTACTGCTGGTCAGAAGTTTGCGGACAGCACAGAGCAAGTTATCTCTGATGCTGCCTCCTATGGACCCGTTGGAACCACTATGGCTTTGCTGGAAGCAAGCAGTAAATTTTTCTCTGCAATTCACAAACGGCTTCACAAATCCCAGAAGGATGAATTTCGTATCCTTGCTCGTATTGACTATGATTATCTTCCTGAAGAATATCCTTATGATGTTCCATATGAAGATCGTAGTATTTTCAAACAGGACTTTGATGGTCGTGTAGATATTATTCCGGTATCTGATCCTAATATTCCCAGCAACGCACATCGCATGATGATGGCGAATATGGCTCTGCAAATGGCGCAACAGTCTCCTCCCGGTATGTTTAATCTGGAAGAACTAAACAGAACAATTCTTAATGCAGCCAACATGCCCAATGTTGATCAGATACTCCCACCAAAGATTGAGCCTAAACCAATGGACCCTGTGTCGGATATCATGGCTGCTACCAAGGGTGTGCCGATTGCAGCATTCCCCGGCCAGAACCATGATGCACACATACAGATTAAAATGGCGTATCTGCAAGACCCCATGAATGGTGCTAATCCAATTATGCAACGTATTACACCAATTATTCAGGCAAATATTCAAGAACATTCTATTATGAAATATCAGGAACAGATAAATGGTGTTACTGAACAAATGATGCAGGGTGCCAATCCTGAAGAAACTCAGAACCCTGCTGTTATTGAAATGGTTATGGCACAGGCAGCACAGCAGGTTCTTAATGCTAATCAGGCAATGGGTCAGGCACAATCACCGGAACAACAGCTTGTATCTCTGGAACAGGCCAAGGTTGAACTTGAGAAACAGAAGCTACAATCTGATACTATGGTTCAGGCTGCTGAGATGGAACTCAAGACTAAGAAGCTTAAACTTGAAGAAGCTGACCAGATCATTGATCTTCTCAAGACTAATGCCAGCAATAGTATGAAAGAAGAAAAAGCGGAGCTTGATCGTCAAGCCAAGCAACGTATTAAAGAACTGGATATTGAAGGAAAGCTAAATCTTGAACAGTTTAAAGTAACTGTTGAGAATGAAAAAGAGGTTGCTCAAACAATTAAAGATATGTTAGAAGCAAAAATGAAAGATGATAAAGAAATGGAAGAAAAAGCTCTTGAAGCTTTAACGCAATTAGCAGTAATGCAAAAGGAGGATAATTATGATGTCTAAAGGTAAGGGATATCCTGAACATGTAAAGGATACTGGAAAAAGCTTTGGCGATGCCTATGCAGATGATGTTATAGGTGGTCGCAATATTCGTGCTGTTTTAAACGAATGGGATGATTTTTCTTGGAAAGCCGATGAGAAAGGCAAAAAGAAATAGTGCCTGACATTTGGGATGAAGTAGTAACTGAGTACAATAAAGAAATTAACAACTTGCGACTAGCGTTGGGTAATGGCTCTGCCGAAGATTACTCACACTACAGGCAGCTTGTTGGTTCAATCTCTAGTCTGGAATGGGCCAGAGATAATTTAACTGATATTATTAAAAAACGAATGTATA